CTTAGCAAAAGTCTCAGCCAACACAGCTCTTTTGCGTTCTACAGGGTTTTTGCTGTGTGCTGCTGCTTTCAGTTTCTTCTCTGGAATTTTCTTTCCTGCTGGGACACCCAATTCTTTGTGTAACGCGCCTTTTTTTATGTGTGCTGCCTGTATCCACTTCTTAACCATTTTATATTCTCCGATTGTGTTTATTGATCTATTCTCCTGAAAAATGAGGATTTCCAGTAACTCTATGATGTAGTTCACGCTCTTTTAGGTAATGCTGCTTGTGATCCATATGATGCCGGTGCATTTGATCTATCGACTTCGTAGCATGTTCTACAACTTTGCTTGCCTTTTCTGCTTCAATTTTCTCTTGCTCGAGCGAAACATATTGCTCCTCTGTCTGCATTTTTCCTGCTAATTCCATTTCTTTGAGTTTCAATTCTTGTTCGCGTAGATTTATTTCTGCAGAATCAATCTGTGCTTGTGTATTATATCTCTGCGCGTTTATTTGATTTTCCATCTCTTTGTTTTTTTCACGTAAAGCCAACGGATTAGGCTGTCCAGCCATAGTTTGTTGCTGTTGCATGGCCATTTGCTTTTGCTGTTCAAGTTCTTGAATAAACTGATCTGCCATTAGTTTTAATAAGTCAGCGCCTTTAATATATATATTGTCTACGAGTATCTTTAATCCTTTGGTATTCATAAACTGCGCAAATATAGGCATAGCTTGCGATAATTGTATTAACTGCATCATTGCTTGTGATTTCTGTGCAGCAAATCCCGCTCCAGCTTCTACCTTAATGTTTAATTCTGTAGGTTCATATTCGAGCGACGGCTGTCCCTCTCCATTAACACCATGATATTGCGTTTCACCTTCTTTATTGATTGTTGGTAATGACATTTCTCCTTTATAAACTTTTGGTATTAAGTGCAATATAATTTTAGCAACTTGGTTTAGCGAAAGAATATATTTATTTATAAATGGTTTGGCTGTATAACTCGAGTGTATAGCTCCCTGTAGCAACGCTACTCCAGATATTTGATTGTTATTGATTCCTAAACTTGCACCGTACGAACCCAATATATTTTGGAAAATAGTAGGAATATATTGGAACAGAGCGAACATCTCAGGAGGAAAAGCGCTTCTCTGCATCTGTATCGGTTGCGGGATTGGTTTGCTAGGATCGTTATTGTATAATGCCCGATATACCAAAGTATCGTATTGCTGGGGTTTTGTTATATGTTCTTCGTAGTTAGGGGATATAGACTCTTCGGCTATCAAAAGCTTATGTTTATTGAGTGATTGGCACTCATCGGCCAATGCTATACCTAGGTTATTATAAAGCTTCTGCGCACCCAAACAGTTAATCAAGTAGGGTCTAGTCATTTGACGCGTTCTAGAGCCTCCTTCATTCAATACAGCGCTATTACCATCAAAAAATACGTGCTGCAATAAATCAGTATTTTTAACTTCTTCTTGCTCTAAAATCGTATCTCCAATAAGTTGATAACGTATTATCTTTTCTACTTCCATTTCTCTTTCTTGTACGACTACGGGCGGTACTTCTAATGAGACTAACTGTAGTTCTTCTATGAGTTTGTTGTAGTCTTTCTTGTCGATAGTCTCGCCCGTATAAAGCTGTACGATCTTCAATTTTTCTCGTTGTTTTTCGTAATAATCTGCAACCACTACTATTTCTTGATCTTCTGCTTTATAGAACCAGCTAAATTTTTCTTGCGCATGGCTAAAATTAAGTTCGTCAATTTTAATACCAAATACCTCTTCAAAACGTTCTTTTGGATATGGAAATAGTTCAAAGCTATAATCGCTATCACTCTTGCTCGGGTTTCTAGCAAGCACATCAAAGCCTGTAAGCGTAGAATCATAACACTTTTCAAATACAATCTTTTGGTTAAAAGTTTTACCTTCATCATATTTTGGATAGACCTTGGCGACACTATATCCGCCACTTATAACTTCATCAAAAATTGCGGTCTGTACACCGCTCCTCTTTTGTTCGTTAAAGATAAACCTTACATGTCCTTCTACAAGTTCTCGCACTTGTTCAAGTTCTGGTGTGACGTTAACGCCGTCTTGAATTGATACGCTTATGGCTGGTTCGTTCTCAGCAAACTCGCCGCGTAGGCGGCTGAGAAATGCTTCAGATATATTAAATTCCAACACCGGCATGTTAAGCGCATTTAAAGAGTTTTGATTCTTGGTGGACAACGTAGACTTAAATATAAATTCTCGGTGTATATTGGCTCTAAGCATATTAGGCCAGAAATTCTGCATGCTTCTTGTTATATTCTTATTAATCCTGATCAAATCTTTTTCATCTTTTTTAGATGTATGATCCATATGTTACCTGTAGATTTAAGGTTGTGTTAAGGTTGAATATTATTCTCCTCCTGTTTTTGGGGTATTGCAATTGATGTTTTTAGGGCAGCATGCTAGGGTTGAGTTATGACACACTCATCGATTAAGGGGAAATATGATGCATATATTTGACGGCTTAAGATATTACAAACTCTTAACAACAGCTGGATTTACTGAACAACAAGCAGAGGTAATCGTTGAATTATATAAAGACGTCTGGTTATATACGCTAAACAGACTAGAAGATATAAAAGAAAGCCATAATTAATTAAAGAGCTCTGTGAAATCTCTATCACAAAAAGAAATAACCATTGTCACAGGCGGATACACCTCCTGCGTGATAGAATGGGTTTCGTATTATGTTGTTTATGAAAAGTGCAAACAAATGTTTCCAGCCGCTTCCGGCGGTGGAATATCTTTAGGCGGATTAACATGTTTTCTTACAGCCAAAACAACTGGATATTTTATAAAAGAAAAGTATAAAGAGTTTACACAAAATACAACGAAGCCTAATAATTAATCCCACCTTTCTGCGCGTTGTGTGTTTTGCAGCAATTGATTGCGCATAATACTCTTAGATTGTTCTTGGCTTACTTTAGTATTAGCAATAAAATGCAAAGCCGTCTTGTCTTGATACACCATACGCACCGCGTCAAAGCAACTATCACATATATCCGATCGCCTTTGCGTACCTGCTGCATTTATCTTGGTCATATGATCTATACACATTCGCACATGCTGCGCTCCATAAGGAAAGGTAATTAATTTTTGAGTAATGTATTGCTGCATAGATAAATGCCTATCCGTCTTTGACCCTGATTTTGATGTGCGATCTACTGATATAATGTTTAACCCTTGTATTGTACTCAACACACTTACTAACGTTACACCAGTGCTCTTTTTTTCTATAGCAGCAAAAGACGGTAGTTTAAACTTACAGGCAGCAGCATAAAACTGCATGAACTCAGCTTGTAAATCTTTTGGTTCTACAAATATCTCCACGCAGTTTAACCAGTGCAAAGCATATCTACCAGTTGGCTTATCAAAATGAATGATCTCGTAAACTCCCCACAAGCTAAATACTGTAGCGTCGTTTATCTGCTTTATCGTCTCAGCAGTATCGACAGTTAGAAACGTCATCAATAGATTGGGTTCGGTATCTAATATTGGGAAATTTTCGGCCTTGAACAAGCTAGAACCTTCTCCGCTTGGTGACTGTTGAAATTGCGCATTGAATACATAAGGTTGTTGTTCCTGCAGTCTTCTTAAGTCTTGTATTGTATGTAAAGCTGGACAAAGAGCATTACCAGAATCATCTATTGCCTTTAAAACTACACTCTCCCATTCTAGCTCTGCCAATAAATGAGCGGCTAGATCATACTCATGTAGTCGCTGACCAAGGAAAACCGTAGGAGTTTTAACTCCGCCATTTTTCCTACTGATAAGTGTATTATAATACCAATCCTGTATGCCCTCTCTAATAGTCTGACTAGTAGCCTCTGAAGGTTTCATTAGATCGTCAAGCACAATTGCTCCGCCAAAGCGCTCTACGCCGCGAAGTCCTGCTCCTGATCCTACAATTGTAGCGCCTGAACCTAAACCTAAAACCGTACCGCCAGCTGTCGTAGTGAAGTTATCTTTAGCTTGAGAATCACCGCGTAGCTCCACATGAAACATGTTTCGATAATATGGGGTTGTCATTATCTCCCTAATTTCAGCAGTTGCCTTAGTTGCTAGCTCTGCGCTAACACTAACATACAAGAAGTTGCTGTCAGGATATCTGGCCATACACCAAGCAACCCAGTTAATAAGTAAGGATGACTTGCCATAACGTGGTGGAACATTAATTAATAGATTGGTGCATTTACCTTCGAATACTCGGTCAAGAGCTCGACCGATAACTAGATAATGCGACTCACGGCTAATCGGCCAGGTTAT